TGTAGCAATAGTTAAATTATCTGATGGAGTTAAAACATTAACTCAAAACTTTAGAGATTTACAAAGTATTATAGGACTTCTTGCTATTGCATTTGGTGGATTTACTGCAAAAATAGTTGGTGCTGGATTAATTATAGATGACATTAATAGAAGAATTAAAAAACTTGCTAATGATGTTACACAAGATTTTCAAAAAATTAAAGAATTTGAACATGAACTTTCTATTCCAGTTAAAAATTTAAACAAAGAATTAGAATATACTAGACAATTAATACATGATTTTGAACATGAATTATCTGTTCCTGTTCCAACTGCAACAGAAAAAGCTATAGAGAAATTTAAAGAACTAAATAATGGTGCATTAGAAAATATTAAAAAGAAAACTAGCAATATACAAATGACTATTGCAGAGGGTATTAATAATGGAATAACTAAAATGTCAGAAGCATTTGCAAGATCAGTAGTATTTGGAGAAAATTTAAAAGATACTCTTAAAAATTTAGCAAGAGAAGTTTTGGTTAGAATACTTGCTATTTTAATTGAACAAATATCAAGAATGGCTATTCAAATCGCTATGGAAAATACAATGATTGGTCAATTAGCAGTTAAACTTGGTATTGAAAAACAAATAACAGAAGAAAAAAGAAAACAAAATCAACAAAGTAAATCTGATTTAGGAAGTTCATTAGTAAGTTTTGCTAGTTCTTTTTTACCTAAATTTGCTAATGGTGGTGCTGTATCTAAAGGAAAACCAATCGTTGTTGGAGAAAGAGGTGCTGAATTATTTATTCCTAATTCATCTGGTCAAATAACTCAATCTGCTAGAGGAACGGGTGGTGGAAGTACAACAGTTAATTTTAATATTAATACAGTAGACGCATCTGGCTTTGAAGATTTATTAGTTAGATCAAGAGGAACTATTACTCAATTAATTAATAATGCAGTTAATGAAAGAGGTAAGGAGAGTCTAATTTAATGGCTGGTGCATTTCCAATATCCTCTGCTAAAATTGAATCTTTAGGAATTAAATCAATTCAAAATACTATTATCTCTAAAACTGTATCTGGTAAGAAACTTGCTAGACAAATAGATGGCCAAAGATGGGGATTTACAGCTAGAATAATTACAGCAAAAAGAAGTGATGTTTATGGCGAACTTATGGCATTTATTGTTAAGCAAAGATCAGGAAAAGAAAATTTTACAATTATCCCACCAGAAGTCGAAGATGCTAGAGGTACAGCTAGTGGAACACCTAATGGTACTGCATCTGCTGGTGCTACATCAATTACTTTAGGTGGTACAGGAACAGGCACATTAAAAGCTGGAGATTTTATTAAATTTGCAAACCACGATAAAGTTTATATGGTCGTTGCAGATCAATCAGATATTTCAACAGGCTCACTTACTATTGAGCCACCTTTAACTACAGCAGTTTCTTCATCAGATATACAATATGATAATATTCCATTTACTGTACATTTGACTAACGATATTCAAGAATTTGGAGTTGTTGGTGCAGATAAAGATGGTAATGCTTTATATCAATTTGAATTTGATGTAGAAGAATCTCTTTAATGAAAAAATATAAAATAACGCATAGAATAAGTGCTGATTTTATTGCTGAAGCTATTGTTAATGAAGATGAAATAGATACTTCAATTAATGATCTAAAGGAATATAAGAAACCTAATAGCAAATTTGAATATACTATGTTAAAAGGAACAGAAAGTGTAACTCAAACTAACTACGAATTATATGACGAGAAGCCTAACAACAGCAGTAAAGAACGAGATAGCAACAAATGATATTAGACCAATACATCTTATCACTATTGGGTTCAGCACTCCTATTAATATTACTGATTGTTCCTTTTCGCTAACATCATCAGTTTCAGGTTCATCAGTAACTTATTTAGCATCAGATCATTTAATAGGTATTTCTGATTTCTCTGAACAAATAGATGTAACTAAATCTAGTATTAAATTAAGTTTATCTGGTGCAGAACAAACTTATATATCAGCAGTATTAAACGAAAATGTAATAAATGATGAAGTTACTATTTATAGAGGTTTATTAGCAGATGATAATACAATAGTTGATGACCCTTTTTTGCTTTATAAAGGAAATATTGAAAGTTTTGAAATAAACGAACAACCTAAAACAAGTTCATTAACATTATCTATAGTATCTCATTGGGCTGACTTTAATAAAAAGAATGGCCGTAAAACAAATAACACATCACAGCAAAGATTCTTTAGCACAGATGTTGGTATGGATTTTGCATCTCAAACAGTACAAGATATTAAATGGGGTAGAGAATAATGCAAGATATTATTTCACTATATAGAAAATATCCTAAATATAATCATTTACATGATCTTGATTTACAACATTATTTAAAACCAAGTTTTTATCTAAATCAATATAAAAGACATTATCATAATAAAGAATTAATTGGATTTACTAATTGGGCTTATCTATCTGATTATGCTTATAATAATTTTAAACAAACTGCTAAAATAAAATATACTGAATGGAATTCAGGAAATAATTTAGTATTTGTAGAATTTATTGCTATCAAAAATGTTAGAAAAATTTTTAAGTGGTGTATTAATATGGCTAATAAATTTAAAGGAATTAAAGATTATTTTACTTGGTTAAGAGTAGAAGATGATAAAATAAAAAGAATTATAATTAAGGATATATAATGGGTGGTGTAGTTAGTTCAGTTGTAGATGCTGGTAAGAAATTTGTAGGTACTGCCATAAGTGTTATTACAGGTGCAAACCCTATTGTATCTTTAGGTGTTTCATTATTCTTAGCTTGGGTATTAAGACCAAAAGTTCCTGAAATACAAGATTTTGGAACTAATCAATTTGATGACTTTGAAAGAGGATTATTAATTAACAAACAATCTAATGATGCAAACATTCCTGTAATTTATGGAGAAAGACTTACTGGTGGAACTAGAGTATTCATGGAAACATCAGGAACAGATAATACCTATTTATATATGGCAATAGTTATGGCAGAGGGAGAAATAAACGATATAACAGAAATAAGAGTAGATGATAAAGTTGTTACATTTGCTAGTAGCTTATCAGATGGTACAGCAGTTGAAGTAGATAGTGGAGATTCTAATTTTTATAAAGCTGACCCAACAGTAGAGGGTTCAAGTGCAGAAAGTTTAATTAGATTAGAGCCTCATTATGGAACTGATGGTCAATCAGCATCTACATTATTATCAACATTATCTAGTTGGGGAAGTAATCACAAATTATCTGGTCTTTGTTATTTAGCTGTTAGATTCAAATGGAACTCTGACGCATTTACAGGTATTCCAAAAGTACAAGCTAAAATACAAGGTAAAAAAGTTAAAACTTATAATGCAAGTCTAGTAGAACAATCTGCTAGTTATCAAACTAATCCAGCTTGGTGTTTATTGGATTATTTAACAGATACAAGATATGGAAAAGGTTTAGCAACTTCAGAAATAGATTTACAAAGTTTTTATGATGCGTCTTTAGTTTGCGAAACACAAGTAACTCCATATTCAGGTGGAAGTGATATTAATATATTTGATTGTAATACAGCATTAGATACATCAAGACCAATTATAGAAAATGTTAGAGAATTTTTAAAAGGCTGTCGAGGTTATTTACCTTATAATGCTGGTAAATATAATTTAGTTGTAGAAACAACAGGAACAGCATCAATTACATTAACAGAAGATAATATTATAGGTGGCTATTCATTATCAACACCAACAAAAAATGATAGATACAATAGAGTTATAGTTGGATTTGTAAATCCTGATAGAAATTTCCAAGTTGATGAAGTGCAGTTTCCACCAATAGATGATTCAGGATTACCAAGTGCAGATCAACACGCAACAATGAAAACTGCTGATGGTGGATTCTTGCTTGAGGGTAGATTTAATTTCACAACTATAACAAATCAATATCAAGCTGAGGAAATGGCAGAAGTAATACTTAGAAGAAGTAGAGAAGCATTAACTTTAGGAATAAATGTTGATTTTAATGGTTATGATTTATCTATTGGAGAAATAGTAAATATTACACACAGTTCATTAGGATTTTCTTCTAAACCTTTTAGAGTTATTGGAATTACTTTTAATCAAGATTTAACAGTAGGTTTATCATTAGTGGAATACCAAGCAACACACTATAGCTGGGCTTCAAAACAACAAGCAACAGCAGTACCAACAACAAATTTGCCTAACCCATTTACAATTCAGCCACCAGCAAGTGTAACTTTAGATGATACTTTAATTGAATATAATGATGGTACAGTTATTGTTGCATTAGATGTTAATATTGGTGCGAGTACAGATAAATTTATAGATTATTACCAAGTCGAATATAAATTAAGCACAGATTCTAATTTTATTATTTATGCACAAGGTAGTGGTTTAAATCACAGAGTGTTAAATGTAATTGACCAACAAACTTATGATGTAAGAGTTAAAGCAGTAAATACTTTAGGTGTATCATCAACTTATGTATCAGCATCAAGAACTATTATAGGTGCGATTGAACCACCTAGTGATATAGAAGATTTTTCTTGTAATATTGTAGGTCAAGAAGCCCACCTCTCATGGTCACAAATTCCTGATTTAGATTTAGCATATTATCAACTTAGATTTAGTGAGGCAACAGATGGAACAGCAGATTGGCAAAACTCAGTTGCATTAGTAGAAAAAATATCTCGTCCAGCAACTTCAATATCAGTACCAGCTAGACAAGGTTCTTATCTAATCAAAGCAGTAGATAAACTTGGAAACTTTAGTTCCAATGCAACAGCTATTATTTCTAATGTTACAAGTGTACAAAACTTTAATTCTATTGCTACACAATCTGAACACCCTGATTTTTTAGGAACTAATACAAATACAGTAATAGCAGATAATACAATTAGATTAGATTCATCAGAACTTTTTGATTCAGGTTCTGGTTTATTTGATGATGAAAATACTAGATTTTTTGATTCAGGTGTCGCTAATGCTGACTTTTATGCAAATGGTAATTATGAATTTGCAGATGTAATTGATATTGGTGCAAAACATACTGCAAGAATAACAGCATCATTAACACAAACAGCAGATAATCCTGATGACTTATTTGATAATAGAACAGGTTTATTTGATTCCACATCTTCCAACTTTGATGGAGATGTCGGCTCTAACTGTAATGCTCATATAGAAATTGCAACTTCTGATGATAATATTACTTATACAGCTTTTCAAAATTTCGTAATAGGAAACTATACAGCTAGATATTTCAAGTTTAGAGTATTTTTAATTTCAAGAGATTTAGCATCTACTCCTGTAGTTTCACAAGTAACAGTTTCTATAGATATGGAAGATAGAATATTTAGTGGAAATGATATTACTTCTGGTGCTGGAACTTACACAGTAACATTTACAAACCCATATAAATCTGTTAATTATGCCACAGGTATTACAATGGAAAATGGAAATACTGGAGACTATTTTACTGTTTCAAATAAAACAATAAATGGATTTGATGTTTCATTTTTCAACAGTTCAGATACAGCAGTAT